TCATTGTCTGTGCCTGTGCTAACAATTTCTGATTGATCAGAAAAATGCACCTGTTGATTGGAAAAGTTTCTGCTAGGATCCACATAGTTCACAATCACTTTGTTGTATTTGGTTCCTTTGGTTTCACCTGACAGTGTGATTGGTCCCACAAATTCATTGCTGTCTATGTCATATGCGACATCAACCACTGCACTGGAGATGTCTGTGGCATTGCCACCATCTTCCACAATCAATTTGTATCTGCCATCCACGTAAGGCAGTAACGCTCTGCAACCTGCTACCAATATTTTCACATTGTCTATCAATTTTGCTTCTGTGCTGATAACAGCATTCATGGTCATTGCTTTACCTGTCTGTGTGTCCGAATAGGTCACATTTTGATCAAATTTTTCTGCCGCTATTCTAAAACTTTCTGCATCTATTTCGTCATTGCTTAAACCACAACCATAACGATTGTTTCTCAAATAATCCAGCAGACAGTTTGCTGGGTTTATGCCTGCAAACATCTTGGTTGATGCACTGGATTCATCTGCTTGTTGTGTGTAAGAACCTGCTGTGATACTGTAATTGGCGGCAAGGTCTTTGTTGCCTGGTGTAAGCACTGTTGTAGATCTTAAATCAATAACTTTTCTGCCTTGCACATGAAACACAACTCTAGGTATACCACCACTAAAAACTCTTTTGTCTGATGTGTCAAATTTGTATTGAAATGCCGCATAACACAATCCTGGTGCTTCTCTGCTGGCACTGTTCCATGTTTTAGCACCACCATTTAGATTCAGCACATTTGCTATGAAAGGTTTGCTGGCATCACCTGTGTGTATTTCAAAATTTATTAGATCTTTGTAGAGGCCTGCATTCACTTTGTTGATGCTTTGTGCAGAAGTTAAACCTGAAGTGGTGTATCTAAAATTACTGTTTACTTTGCCTGAGTAGGTCACATCGTCTGCAGTGATCACTCTGTCATCTATTTTGATCTGTCTAATTCTGTTGATAGGTCCTTCACATATGGCATAAACCACATAGAGATAAGCATTGTCTGTGCCGTTGGTTTCTGCATGTACCACTAGGCCACCCACTTCTCTTTCACCATACACAACTGGTATTGCTTGATTGGTACCTGATTTGGTAACCTTTACACCTTCTGCTTCTGCACTTGGATCTTCACCTGCCATGTCTGGTGAACCAAATGGTGTCAACACAAATGAAAATGCATCACCCACAAACGATGTTATTTTTTTAACAACGTCGGTGAATTTGTCCACCACTTTGTCTACAAATCTTTTAACCTTCTTTTTTATCTTAGAAAACCATCCCATTATGTTTTAGTCCCCCATTTAATATCTTCAACTGCTTTGTCGGCATATTGCATAAAATTTTCTTGCAGTGTGCCTCTGCCTCTTGCAAATCCTTGTGGATTTGTTTTCCTTGCATTTACTTTTCTAAAGTTGGCAAATTGACTGGCCACCTCCAGTGTGATAAATGCTGAATCTTGATTGTTTTCTATGGCATAACCACTCACTTTGCCTTTGAACACAATGTAGGTTGCATCTCCGCCTGAATCACCAAACAGTTCATTGGTTGCTGTGTTTAAAAAACATCTTTTGATGGTTACACCTTTGTTGATCTGTCCACTGATGGCATAATCTGTGATTGCATTTTCGCTGATTGCACTCAACACAATGTTCACTGTGCTCACAGTGATGTCTCCCACTTCTTGTGTTTCTGATATTGATATCAATTTGTCTGTGGCATTGTAGGTTTGCCCAAACACTGTAAGATTGAAAGGTGCATCTGTAAAATATTCCACAGTGTCATCTGACTTGGTCAATTCCAACAACAGCACCGCCACGATGCTTTTGTTTGCCAGTGTTTGATTGGTTGTGTTGGTTAAATCTCTAGACACTATAGAACCTCACGCACTTCGATTGTGAAATTAACTGTGCCATCCACATTGTAGTTGTATTCAAACGGTGAACTCAATGCAATCATCAAGAACGCCACGTTGTCATACGCCACTGTGTGACTGGTAGTTACTGCTTCAACCAAAGGCGGAGTAATCTGTAATGTCTTACCTCCTGCACTGTCTCCAGCGGAACTGCCTACACCCACACAGTCTTGTGTGATCATGTAAACTTTGTTGTGATTGGAAAAACTGACCACATCACCTGCTTTGAGTGTAAGTTCTCCTGTGTCTGTGATAACTTCAACACTGGTTGCACCTGCATCTGTGTTTGCTTGTACCTGCAGACTGACACTGCCTGTGGTTGTGCCTGAAAAATCGCTGATGGACGGTAACACCACGTAGAAATCATTCAATGATCCACGCAGTTGTGCAATGAATGCCTGTATTGCTTTGAAATCTGCCACTGTGTATGCAGTCATTTGTAATTGTGCAGTCCATAGTGTGGTTGAGTTACTCACACGCACAGTTCTACCACTGGTTGTAGTGGTAACACTGACATTGTCCAACTGTTGAAAATTTATTGATTGAAATTTAACAGTGGTTGGTAAAGTGCTGTTAGGTCCGTTTATAAATCCAATATTTGCCATTAGTTTGTGATACCTACTCGTCCTTTCCTATTGAGTGCTTCATTGACCACTCCAATAATTGTTTGTCTTCTGTCAACCAACACTTGATCTATGCCTTGTGAATCAATTGCATTGATTGTGAAATTAATATTTACAGAACCTCCTAATTGGTCGTTTGGAATAATTCTGCCTGCTGTGTTGGGTTGGAACACCTCCCTTCCCGCTTCCCCGACAAGTACAGATTGTCCAGGACCAACCATTCCACCACGTTGTCTTGGGCCTGAATATGTTGCACTCTTAATTGCCGCAATCTGTGCCGCTGTAAATGCCACACCTGCCGCCGCACCAAGTGCCGCTCCTATTGGACCAAAGATTGCTCCTGCTTTGGAAAATGACATAACAATATTTTTTGCATCTAATAATGCTTGTGCTATTGCTAATGCTTTTTGTAATTCAAATGCTTTTTCATTGTTTTGTGCCAAAACATCTAGTGCTTCTTTACCTGCACCAATGGCAATTGCTTTCTTTTGGTCTTCTGTTTTACCAATTAAATCTACTTCTTTGAATTTGCCTGCTGTGACCAATTTAACAGCATCTTGTACTTCTTGTTTTCTTGCTCTTTCTTTTTCCAGTGCCGCTTTTCTTTCCAACGCGGCAACCATGTCATGGTACTGTTTTAAATCGATTAAATCTCTTTGTCTTGCATCTTCTAAAACTGCCATTTCTTTAACATATGAAGTGCCAAATGTGTCATCAAATACTCCGCCAAGTGATTTGGCAACATTGGATAACCCAGTCATTGCTTTTTCTAATTCTTTACGTGCTTTGTCCTCATCTACTTTAGGCGTAATAGTAATAGGTTCATCACCGCCAGTAGCACCATCTATATCTGCTTGTAATTTTTTTAATTGTGCTTCTAAATCTTTTCTGTCTTTGTCTGACACAAATTTGAAAGGACCACCATCATCGAATGCTTCTTGAAATGCTGATTTCATTTTGCCGCCAAAATCTTTAAACGCATCTCTTGGATCTTTTAATCTAAGAGCATTTGTAATTGCTTCAAATAATATCCCACCAAATTCCAATGCCACATTGCCTAATCCTTGGAATGCATTTATAAAACCGTTGGCAAATTTTTCCAATGCAAACAACAGTTTAACACTCAGTGCACCTTCCAATTGTAAAATAGGTTTTAATAGTGTGTAAATTGCAGTAATCGCCGCCGCCGCCGCTGTGGCCAACAACAATAAAGGATTACGCATCATCACCACCTGTAATTTTTTCAAACCGCCTGTTAATCCTCCAACTGCTCTGGTCATTAAAATAACTTTGCCCACTGCCAGTGAAGCACCAAAACTCAAAGCAAATGTGATTGCAGTTTCTAGATTGTTGGCAACGACCAATATTGCTTTTCCAATTGATGTGAATAAAGGACCTGCACTTCTACCCAAAGCAAGAAAATTATTCTGTAACACTGTGGTTGCTTGTCCAATTGTCACAGATGTTTTGGCAAATTGTTCATCAACCATCTTACTGTTTTTGACCAATGCATTGATCAACACATCTGCAGTCAATTTACCTTGTGAAGCAAGTGCTCTGATTTCACCTCTTGCTTTACCAGTTTCGTTTGCAAGAATATCTAATATCAAAGGAGCGGCCTCAACCACTGAGTTGAATTCATCACCTCTAAATGCACCAGATGCCAATGCTTGACCAAACTGTCTAATTGCACCAGCAGATCCTTGTGCAGATGCACCTGATATAGCAAGTGTTTTTGCAAAAGTTTCTGTGATTCTTGATGTGGTTGCTTGTGAAATTTGTAGGTCTTTTGTGGACAGTGCAATCTTACTGTAAAGATCAACAACGCCTTCTAGATCTCCTCTTGATCTGTTGGCAACGTTTTGTAAATCAACAAATGTTTTGTTTAGATTCTCTTGTCCTGTTGTAACAAGTTTTAATCTGTTCGTTACTTCTTGTACAGTGTTTGCATATCTTGTTAAAGCACCCACAGAGAATGCACCAGCGGCAAGTATAGCGAGTCGGCCTAAACTATTGTTTATACCCTCAACGTTTTTCTTTGTCTTAGTAAGTGCCGCACTGGTTTTATCAACGACGACGAGTTCTAGACGCACTGTTTCGGCCATGGTTCATTCCCTTCTTTGCTTCGTCATGCTGTATTTTAAAATATGAGGCCCATAATTGGATCTCTAGGACACTGAACTGCATGACTTCTTCTACTGACTTACCTAGTTCTTTTGCTATGTGCATCAACAGAAATAGTTCTGTGTCCTCTTTTAGTTTTTTTCGACATCCTCCTGTTTGTATTCGGATGTTGCATTATTTAAAGCACTTGCTACCTTGATTAACGTTGAAGGATCTGCTTCATTCATTAATGTTACTTTGTCAAACTTATGAAACATAGGTTTGCCATCTGGTGTTAGTGCTTTGTTGATCACAGACTCAACCAGTGCTTCTACTGTTTTGCCTTGTGCTTGTAAATCTATAATTTTAGATTCTACAGCGAACGAATAAACTGGTTTGTAATAGATATCAGTTTTCCATTCATCAACTGTAAGTTTTAAAAGTTCACCATTCAACTTTTGTTTGAAGTGACCTTTAATATTTTCTAAGACTTTAGTCATTATATTTTTCCTTTTGTTTTAAATGCCTTAATGGTTGGCCTCACTATACCATTAGGCCGTTGTCGACTACGCCCTCGTTCAAGCAGACCAATGTAAGGCACGCGATTGGTGATTCTGTGTTCTTTTTGAACAAAGTTTCCTGAAGATGGATTTCTACCCACCTTCTTTTTCCAACCTCGTCTTGCTCTGCCTTTATCAATAGGTGTATGTATTTTCACCTCTTGAAAAATTCTTTCTGCGATGCGGTCTGACACTTTTCCTAGTTGCCTTTGGATCCGTGTGAAGACCGCATCAAGATTGGATATTTTACCTCCAATCATCAGTGTTATATGCTTTCTTCGTGTAGTACGCCAGTTCCTTGAAAACTACAACTCACCGTGATTAAATCATCAAATGATGCTGTTCTAGAAACTGAAGTTACGATCACGTCTCCAACATACTTTACGCCTGTTGCCGCTGGAAAAAATTCCACGGACAAAGTGGCGTCGTTTGCTGGATCAAACACAGCAGGACTAGTTTGTGCTGTGTCGTACATGCACTCCATTGTGCCTGTGAATTGGTGTAAACCGCTTAGATATGTTCTAGCGCCACCCGTTTCAGACATTGAAGTATTTTCAATAACGTCTTTAGTGTGTTCAATTGTCCAAGATCTTACTTCTGCTACTTGAGTAGAAGCACCACCTGAATCATCTCCAAACATCACTTTACCGTTTTCACCTGTTAGTGTTGCCATCGTTGGTCTCCTCTTTTAGATTGTTGATTTCCCATTCAATATCGCTCATGTCTTCTTCTGAGTATATTACATCTGGGGTTCGTTGGTTGACTTCTGCTTTTGCTTTGATTTCAACCTTTGGCAGAAGTTTTTTCTTAGACTTGGGTTTTTGAACCTTTGTTGAAGTTGTCCAACCCATATCAAGAAACTGTTGTAGTTTGTCTGTTTCGCAATTTGCTTTTTCTGTGCCAACAGACGTTACTTTGTATATTTTGGTGTATCTTGCCATTATACTGCTCCTTTCGTGAATGAATATCTTACATCTACAGTTAATAAAAATTCTCCCAATGGTGGTGTACGATCAATCACTTCTATTGTTCTCACACGTGTGGTTGTTGCTTGGGCCGCCGCCAGTTCACGTGTTCTATCTGAATTCAACGTTTCTTCTACACGTTCAATTAATTCATTTCTTTTTTGATCCACAGTGATAATCTGTGCTGATCTACCATCTGCTCTCACAAAACCTCTTACTTGTACTTCTATAACACCTCTTCTGCCGCCACCCATCACATTGTCTTCTCTGGTCTCATTGCCAGTTGTGATTAACAGTGCAGGAAATTGTGTGATTGCTAATTTTTCTACGTCAAATGGTTCGCGTGTGACTAGGACAGGTCTGGGAGGAGTCATGTCCTGTAAAACTGTTTCGATATTTTTTGCTATGTCTTCTCTTTTACTCATTTCTTACCTTTTCAAGCGGAGATAATGAGTAGGTTCCTTTTCAGCATCCGTGATATTGCCTGAAGAATCATGATCATATTCCACACCGTCTCTCAACACAAGATCCATTTCTCTTTCGTACTCTTTACGATAGAATTCCATCTTTCTTTCAAAGATGTCTTGGTCTGCGTCAAATTTTGCTAGTTTTGGATATATGTGAAAACCTAAACAATTGTAACATGCCACTCTTGTGAGTTGACTGGCATTGAACATATCTTCATCTGGTTCAACTTGTCCTGATGCAAGATACTTAAGGTCATATAGACCAATCTGTTGTGTAGGCCACCATCTTATACGAATATCTCTGAACACATCATTCTGTGCTTTTGTGATCTCTGCATCGAAATCAGGTATACCGTAGTTTAAGATGTCTGGTTCGTAGTCTTGGATGTCTGCAATGGTTAATAATGTTGCCATGTAGGGGTACTACCTCCTGTTAATTTGTTTAATCAAGTTCTGCTTGATGTTTTATTTATGCAATAGTCAAAAAGAAAGGGCGAAACGAATTCCGCCCCTTCAGTGTATGAGCACATTAAAAATGTACTAATATTTATTATAGGTTTGCGTCACCTATGATACCAACTCCATATTCGTCGAATATTTCGCTAACACCATATGCCATGCTACCTACGATTTCGTCTGCTCTTGCAGAAGCGTCTCTTTGGTTCTCAACTCTTAGTTGACGTTTTACCATGTAACCTAGAGCGTCACCGTGGAATGCCGCACCTACGAATGCACCTGCTGAGTCACCAGTAATAACTGTTGATTCAAAGATCTGCATTCCTGCTAATGTTCCTACAAAACCGTTTCTCAATGCTTCATTACCTAAATCTGATAGGTTATGATTGATTGTAGAACCAGCGTTTGTTAACAATTTCTTGATTTGGAACGCTTGTTTAGGGTGTAACACACAGTATAACGGACCACTAGGAACTTTGTTAGTTCTTAATGTTGCCGCCGCTTTGAAAAGATCTTCAATTGAGATCTCATCTGCGCCTGTACCTACAGTGTTTGAAAACCCTGAAAATAAAGCGGCAATATCTGTGTCAACCTTTTCTGCTAATGCAGAACCGATTTGTCTTCCTATTGCTGAAGCAACATCTTCTGAAGATGATTCTTTCATCAAGTCAGTTAATGTTACCATCACACCTTTTTCTGACGCTGTGATCGTTTTTGTTGTTGTCAAATCGAACGCCGCGTTAGTTAAATCTACGCCATCACCCGGAGTGGATACTGCCACTGTGGGGTAGATTGGTAATTGTGCCGTTAGGCCCGCTGTACCAGTCATGTCATAGTTTCTGATTAAAGGTCTCATGATTGAAGTTTCGTTCAATGTGAAAAGACCTGCTTGAACCACGTTACTAAAAAACGCTGTTCCTATACCTGTATCTACTGCATTTGTAATTGCCATGATACTTCTCCTTGTTTATTAAACACTCACACCGCGTGATCTCATGATCTCGCGATACCTAGCACGATGCTCAGGTATGTTCATGTTTAGGTTGTTTATGTCATCATTGGCCAACGATTCTTTAGTAGCGTCACCTTTACCAGTGCCTGAACCTTGTGGTCCTGCACTAACAAAATGTGGGTTACTTGAGAGAAACTCATTTACCAAGTCTTTCACTTGTATTGGGTCGCCTTTGTCATTATAACGCACTTGACCTGTTTTTGTGTCAATCACATCAACAGTGCCTGCCTCATTCAACTTCAATTGACCTTTAAGCAATTGAGTCACTTGAGTAGGGTTGATTGCTTTGGCATTTGATGCCTCCGACAACAACTGTCCGTCAATCTTAATAGAAGTCAATTCTGACTGATACTGGTTGATTTTAGTGGAAAATTTTTCTGCTTGTTCTTTCAACAACTTTTCAAATTCTCCTCTTTTTTCCAACTCAGTCTGTCTTGCTTTTTCTTCTGCTTCGACCAACTTGTTGTAGTGATCAACGTCTATGCCTTTGTATTTTTTATCATACTTGGCACGTTCCCTCGCCACTCTTTCTCCAACAATCCTTTCGAGATCATCTTGAGAAAAATTTTGAGTATTAGTTTCTTCTTGAACCGTTGTGGTTGCCTGCTCTTTCACATCAGGTGCAGTGTCCTGAGATTTTACCGCTTGATTTTCTGCGTCCATATGTCCTCCTGTTTATATGAGTTGAGTGTACTCCCTGCCCTCTATGACAGTACTGATGTTATTTATTATCTTTTTTTCTTTTTGCCTCTAGTAGATGATTTTCTACCTTTAGACATACTATTTTTCTTTTTGCCTCTAGTTGCCATGATTGCACCTCCTTTTTAACGCCATGCTTTGATTGACCAGTATGCAGGCGATAGTGTTTTTTGACCTTTCACTTTTTTTAGCACTGCTCCCATGCGTGCCAAAAAAGATCGTTGTCTTACTGGATTACTTTTTTTGATCGTCATGCCCTTTTGACCAAAATTAATTTTTTTTACATTGCCAGTGTTTCTGTCTCGCACAAACACTTTGAATTTTTTAACATCACCACGCATAGGCTTGTTAAGTTTTACTTTACGACCTTGATATTCTGCTTCAAACATATCATTTTCATCTATACTGAAAC